CAAAAAGACCTCTACGGGGCAAATAGCCTTCTAAATTGTACTCCTCAACCTGTTTTTTAATTGTATCGGGATTATCAAGTCCTAAAGTTATACAAGTTATAGCCTCATCGTATAAACAATCCCTGTATGGATGTTTAAACATCGCTATATCGGTATCTTTAAGGTACTTATCTACGAGTTCTTGCATAGGTACTTTTAAGGTTATTGAGCCGTCAATCCACAAAGAATAGTCAGCATCTGGAAAGTATAAGTGAGGAAGTATCTTATGTTTTTTAGCATTTCTTACAGGGTCGGTGAATTCATTACAAGCATCTCGCCTTTCCCATACCTTAGACTCAAAAGGAAAGTCTGTAAATGCTACAAACTTAGCACCTGTCGTGTTTTGGTTTTCTTTTAAGGTATCTTTTCCACCTGTTATTGCTGTATAGACATAATTAGTCATTTAGCACTCCTTCTATAACTTCCTCATACTCTCCAATATGTTTTTGAATAGTATTTGCCTGTGTATCTTTATACGCTTGTTCTGCAAGTTTTATCCGCAAGTCAGGATTATCAATTAAGGCAGACAGGTGATTAAACCATTCTATTGGTTCGTTTCTAACTACAAAGCCGTTTATCCCGTTTCTTACTACTCTTTGATAGTTAGGTGTGTTTGAACCAATAAAAGGTAACTTACAAGCAGATGCTTCATAAAACTTAATCTCTGATTTACCATAGTTAAAATCTGAATGATGTAGCGGTGCTATTGCTATATCAAAGTTACCCATTTTTTCTTTCCACAACCCTACCCAATCGTAAAAATCTGATTTACCGTCAAAGTAATCACATCTACCGTTTGGTAATACATCTTTTACTTCATCGGGTATCATTCCCATAAAGGTAAATTTAACTCTCTTATCATACTTTTGATTTAGCATTTTGGCTGCTTCAACAATCCCACTTTTAACTATATCTGTATGATGTGTAGATGAGCCTTGATACACTATGTTTATCTTTTTACTCGGTTGTTTCTTTTTAGTGAAGTCAAATTTATATACGTCTAAATCAATATAATTAGGTACTACATAGGTTGGGTTTGTCCTTCCGTGTTCAATACATACGTTTTTAAGGTATTTAGTGGTAACCGACAGGTGCTCACAGTCGTTTATGATTGTAGTTTGAATGTCCTGTAAGGTAGATTGTAGTTTATATGCAAGACTTACAGGGTTAAACTCATCTATGTTGTAAAGGTTATCGTCAAGGTCCATTATATGTTTTAAGCCCGACATTTGCATAGTTGCCCTTAGATATGAATATGCTTTTGCAGTATCAATGTACGAGGAATATAAAAGGTCGTAAGTTTTACCAAGTTTACGCCACGAGCCTATAATGTCCTTTTCGTCTATTATTTTCTTTTTTATTGTTACGTCAAACTTTTCGGGATTGAGATGCGATAGCGGATTTACCACTCTCCACCAGTCAACTGCGGATGTATGTGTCCCACCCTTTGAATGTGTTTCTAAACCGCATATATCAATCATTTATATTATACTTTAAACAATTATTTCACCATCTATTAAAAGACTTGGATTTTTTAGTTTCATTAGTTTATTATGTTCTTCTTCTGTTAGTGCCGCACTTCCAGTTGAGACTGTTATTGCTTGTACTGGTTGTTGGTAGTTAATTCTTACTACATAATCACCTATTGTGTCATTAAATGGATCGCCACCACCATCTACAAGTAAAATACCACCTGTAACTGAAAGTGTATGGTCTGCTTCATATGGAGATATTTTCCAACCATTTACCAAAAATGTATAAACAGGTACTGAAGTTCCAGCACCACTATCAATAGTATTTCCACCAAGTTCGTTGAAAGCATTTTTATATTTTAAGTTTTCTCCTGTTAAAGCCCATTTAACCCATTCTGTATAAATACCAACTACATCTACTGTTGTAGTCCCAGCATTACAAGATATTTTATGATTAGAACCATCAAATGATATTGTTGCACTTTTTAATTCGTTATAACCATAATCAACATTTTGAACAATAGGAATTGAGGCATCAGAAGAAGTTAACTCGTAATTAGTTATTTTTTGATAAAGATAACCAGCAGATAAAATAGCAATATCTATACCATCTCCAACATCTGCATCTGCATAAGTATAGGAAACCGAACCACCATTTTCATCTAAGATATCTATTAGTGTTTCTGTACCTGTTTCAAGTAAAGCAACCTTAGTTCCTGTTTGTAAACCTGTTAAAGTTAAAGTATAAGTATCAAGTGGATAATTCTCATATTGAGCTGTTGAATTAGTAATCATTGAAAAGTACAAAACATTAAGATAATTAGAAGCCGCTGTTTTACAAGTTATCTGTATTTTAAGTTTAAATCCTAAAACCTCATCTATACTTTCAGCAGATAAGTTGGCACTGGTAGCGTCTTTCCATACGCCGTTATAACCATTGCCGTCATTAACATCTATTTGATATTTAACTCCTAAGTTAGCAGTTCCCGAACCACCTAAAACTACATTTGAAGCAGCAAAAGATGTATAACCTTTTATGTAATAAGGAAACTCATATTCAATAACATCATTTAAGTTAAATAGATATAATTTACCAGATGAATCAAATCCAGAAGCACCAGTTAAACCAGTTTTATTTACATAATTGGCATAAGTTGAAGTTTCCTCGTTAAAAGTAAGTCCTACTCTACCAGAAGTTGCAGATGTAAAGATGTTATAAAATATAGTTCCATAAGCAGAAGTAAAAGCATTGTCAGCACCAACTATGCCAAAACCTTTAATTATAGTATCAAGTCCATCACAAGAAGTATTTGTTCCATTATAATCATCAGAACAATTTTCAATCAAAACTCCTTTAGTTGAGTTTGTAGATGTGTAAAAACGAGTAGCAATGTTAGTAAAATATATTCTTTTTAACTCTATATCAACATTATTTCCAGCATCATAACAGGCATAAAGCATTTGATTAACAGTTCCGCCGTCAACAGGCGAGGTTGGAGTTCCACAGTCATACCATCTAAATCGGGTTGTATTAGACAAATAACAATAACATGTATCTGGATGAACATTTGCTATTCCACTCCAAAATGAACCTCCTTTTAAGATACAGTCAAAAGTACCTGATTGAAACTGAATTACTCCATAAGGTGTGGTGGTAGCACTTGAGGTTGTATGATAAGAGTCAGCATAAACAGGATCTTCAACTATACAATTATCCGAAGCAGTTATACTTAAACTACCACCAACAATCACTGGTCTAAAAAACTTTATATTTCCAGAATATGATACATAACAAGGATATGCTGCAGCATGGGTTCTAAATATTCTATTCTGAAAATGACAATCGGTAAAAGTTATATCCTTACAGTATGAAATAGCTGTTCCATAATCAGCCGAAGCCATTGTTCCACACCTTCCCCATTTACATTTAGTGGCAGTTCCACCAGCAAGGTTTGAGGCAAAGGTAGCATTATTAACATCTGTATTTAGGTAATTGCCTGTATGAAACTCCTCTAAAGTAAAAGCGGTAGCACACTCGGTAATTAAAAAGTTATCTGTGATAGCCGTGTTTTTGATAGTAATAGAATATGCCTGAACCAAGTTAAAATACCAAGTAGACAAACAACCTTGTATATCAACATTTCCAGCACTTGTAACCACAAACTCTGGTCTTGAAGTTACAGTAGCGTGTGGAAGTGAATTAACTGCCCTTGACGCTGGATCACAAGACATCATTAAAACATTAGGAATTCTAACCTTACAACCTGCTGGTGGGATATATCCATAAGCACCCGATTCGTTAGCACCTATTCTTAAAGCACCACCATCTAACATTTCACAAAACTTACTTCTTTCATCAGTTCCTTTTGCAGTACCATACCAACCACTTGAAAGAGTAGCGCTATATCTTTGTGCTGGGTAAAATTCATACTCATCTGTACCAACACCAGTTTCAATCCAAAGTCCAGGATACATTGTATTATTACCACCACCACATGTAGGTAATTGAAATATTTGAGCCACACCAGTCGTATTGTCTAAGTAGAACCACTCGCTTCTAACTGTAAACTTTTGTGCCCTTGCAATGATAATATTAGTAACATCATCGTTCACAACCTCAATCCAACCAGTTACATCAACTCCATTAGTTGTTGCTGATATACCAGTTAGAGTTTCAGAAGCGTTGTAAGAAGTAGAAGCACTTTTAAGTTTAATAAATCCACTCGCAGGTATTGGAGAACCAACAGCAACTGGAGCAGAATTTATAGAAGGATAAACTCCTAAAAGTTTTCCTATAGCACCACTTGTATTTCCAACGATATTAGTATCGTAAGCAGGAGCATTACCAGAACCTGAAGTATATGGAAGCCATCTAACATTTCTACCATCAATCAAAAGTTCTCCACCAGTAATAGCAGTCATTGTAATAGCACCTAAACTTCCTGTTCCTGAAGAAGGTGCATTTTTATGATAGCGAGTATCTGTATTTATTGTTAATACAGCACCATTTTGAATAGTAACTGCTTCACCAGCAGTTCTTGCAGCACTATCCCAATCCTGTGATGTTGATATTACTGCCATTACACCTCACTCCACGCTGAAACACCTATAACATCTCCACCAGCGTTAAAAGAGAGTATTTTTTCATAACTTTTAGAACCAATTATTTTTGTTATTGTTTTAGTTCTTGCCTCAATCATATCATCATTTGAAATAGTAAGAGATGGGTTATTACCATCTGTTGGTGCTTTTTCAACAACACTAACCGGTTGTGTATCAGTAGGAGTTGTTGGCTGTTTCATTCGGTTTAGAGTATTGCCTTCAGGATCAAAAACAAGATTCTCTGTTGCAAGAACCTTAAACTTCTCATCAAAACTCCAGTTTTGAACGTGTTGTTCTGATCTTTCTATTTCTGATTTACCTTCGCGATCTCTCATCTATTTTGTCTGCCTCTCTCATAAACTTAATATATTTGGCAAGTTTAGAAATCCTAACTGTGTTGGGTGACATATCTGATAAACCGATTGCCTTTTCCAAACTTTTAACGAACTTTTTAAAATTATCTTTTCCGTCTGCGATCTCATTTTTCTGCACTTTAGAAACATAGTATTTCTCTATGGCTTTTATGTCATCTTTCATTCCCAAGTCAGGATCGTCCCAAATATCTTCAACATCATAGTATTCAGCTGTATATGGTTTCCCCTTTAGTTGTTCATATAAGGCTATCGGAGTTTCAACATCACTGTGTGGTGTTATATCGTGGCTTTTGACCTCTGATGGCTCCTGCTCTTTATTTTCAACCTCTGTTTTGGGTTCTGCTTTTCTAAATACTACATCATTTTCCATATTATTTTTCCATTTCCCTTATCTGTTCTTCTATTCTGTTAGCGTCATCTACTGCGTGATTTCTGTGTGCGTTTATCAGTTGTTCTCTTGCTCGTGCTATATCAGGGTTACGAGATGACTTTTCAATATTATACATTGCTTTTTCAATAGTTTCCTTTTCCCGCCCAACAGCGTGTTCTTTTGCTTTATAAAGTTGTTCTAAATCAGAATTTCTTGTTATATCCATATACTTATCTCAAGCCCCCAAGATAGGGGGCTTAAGAATTCACGTTACGCGTGCAAGCACGTGATTATCCAGTTAGGATCAAGTACTTTGACCGCGAAGGACATTGCCCAACCTACGGTTGAGAATCTGTCTACTGGGTTGTCTGTACTATTCGCTCCCGGATTCTTGACGTAAACGTGTTGTCTATCTCCCTCCAAGTCAGTTACTGCAAACGCTTCTTTACCGTGAATGTAGGAATTATACACATCTACCATAGATGATGTCTTGGTAGCTTCGCTACCTTCTACAAACCTTACACCATGTAGTCTTCCAAGTTCACCCTTGTAAAGATTGTCTCCGTCTTTGTAGGTATGTGCGTTCACCCATGTGGAATCGCCCATTAAAGCATAAGATCCATAAGGATTAGTTTTACCCAAGAAGTAACCATCGTCGTACTTCATAGCTTTTTGAAGCTTTAAGGTCTTAACTGCTTTTCTAACTTCTGTTGCTGAGAATGTATCTGATGCCGCTATATCTGACAGGGCTGTTTTAGAACCTGCAAGTTGTGCAGTTCCATTATCCAACTCAAGTCTTATTAAAGCATCCCTTGATTCTCCAGCATTTATACCCATAACTTCAACCGCACCCTTCATTTTAGGATCTATTGCAGTTAGAGATAGCAATTTAGAGATTGGGGTATAGGATGCGTATTCTGCGACTGTGCAGGATACATTAGTAGCTGATAAATCTACTGCGGTAGGATTTGAACCCTCTGTAGGAGATTGACTTATCAATGCTAACGGGCTGTATCTTTGGAAATACACAACCTTACCGCTACCAGTTGGAAGAGGTCTCTTCTGAGAACCCTGTTCCATTATCTGGCTTCTTTGTACCATACTGATGAAGAGCTTATCGTAATAAGTCTGCATAAGTTGGCTTAGTGTTGATGTTGTTGATGCCATTTTATTTTTTCACCTTCTTCTTAATATGCCGATACGGTTCCGACCATTTTTTCTATATCTTCAAGACTTAGGTCTTTAGTTTCTTTATCACTTGTCAAATTAGTAGAAGGGGTTGTAGCACCTTCACTCAATTGTTTATTGAGGTTCTGTGCAATTTCTGCCCTGCTTTTATTTGCTGTATAACCTTTAATTTTCATTAAGCGGTCTACAACAGGTTTCAGACGTACATTAGGGTTCAATGCCCTTAATTCTGTATAAAAAGATACTACTTCTGTAGACAACTTTTCATCGTACTTATCAGAATCCTTACGAAGTTCTGGATAGGACTCCTCGCAGGCTAAGATATCTGATACCAGCATATCTTTTTTCATCTGTTCCCTTCTTACTTCCTCTAAAGCCTTTTTTGTTGCTCTGTCCTCCACTGTTCGTAAGTCGGATTCATAGTCCCCCGACAATTGCGGGGAGAAATCCTCAATTTGTTTAAGTAAATTATCTTCAACAGGTGCAGAAGCAACTAAAGGCTCAAGTTCTGCTATTCTGTTTTCAAGTTCTTCTTTTTCGCTTTCAAGCGCTTTGGCTTTATTCGCTAACTCTTGAACTCGGTTTTTGCCGCGTTCGGACTTTATTTCTTCAACTTCATTACTATCAACTTCTTCGTCCATAGGGACTTCAGTTGTTTCAGTCTCACTTTCAGGATCTACATCTTGTGAGACCTGTTCAATTTCTTCTTTGATTTCTTCTGCCATTGAAAAAATCCTTTCTTTAATTTTATTACACGCCACTTACGGTCAAGCGTCAGGCTGCTACGCTTCTGACAACTAAAAAGGAGCGTTTCTGCTTTTAACCTTTTTAAAGTAACCTTTTAAAGTTGGTAGCCATTAAAGACTACATAAGTGGTAAGGTTATTACCACTTGTGTAACCTTCAATACTTCTTTTTTAACACGGGCTTCCCGTTTTCGTCAACTCCGGTTAACATATAGTCATTTCCGATATATGTTGCGAATTCCAACTTTGCATCTTTCTTGTAGAGATATGGTCCTTTTTGTACCCACTTGCCTTCAATAGTGTTTTCGTACACTTCTTCTGTTAATTCAGTCCAGTCTTTTTTAGACTGTTCCCACTTTTCAGAAGCCCTTTTTTTAATTTCCTCTTTTGAAAGTTTAGGGCGTTCTTCCCATTCCTCTTCAAAGTCTTCTTCATTCTCCCTCAACGACTTTATGGGTAGTTTCTACTTTGGAAATGATCGCGTCTATTTCTTCCCCCACAAGTCTTGCAAAGTAAAACAACTTTCCCATCTCCTCATAATTTGCCCCGTTTAAGTCAAAGTCTTTTAATTCAAGCAACCTTGACTTTCTTTTCAACATCCATTCTTTTAAGTCTTTCCATCCTTCAGTGCTGGCTAAGTCCGATATATGGTCATCTACAGAAGTGTTTTTCTTTTCGTTATCCTTTCGCATTTCCTTAATAAACCTCAGAAAGTCCGCATTATTTGGTGCTACTGCTTGTGTATCAGGCATATATCCCCCCTTCTGGTCCTACTCCACCCATCTGCCCACCTATTGGTCCTGCTGGTCCCATTGGTCCTGCTGGTCCACCTAACTGCTGTTCAAACTGTGCTATTTCTTGGTCCATTTGGTCAAGCGGTATTCCTTCTTCTTCTTGGTTTTCAATAATTATCTTGTCCCAATCATTCACACCTGCTTTTATTACCCATTGTTTGAATAATTCTGCAGCGTTTATTTTCTTACCGTTTTCTTCCATTACATTTATGAGCGGGGACTCCACTTTTCCTGTTTGAGGGTTTATTTGTGCATTATTAAGTACAACCTGTAACATTGTATTCAGGTTTGCAAGTTCCAACTCATCGTCCCTTTTTATCATTGAGCCTGAGTCAACTTCAAACCTATATTTTCCTTTTAGAATGTCTTTATCAATTGTTAGTTTTGCACCTTCACCTGACTCAAAGAACTCCACGATGTCCGGAAATTCCTTTTCAATGGTTTCTACTTCTGCCTTAAATAAAGATAATATCAAAGGAGCTTCCATCTTGTTGGCTTGTAGGTTAACAAACTTTTCTACCACGTTCTGTACTGTAACCTCCATCTGATATCTGTCCATCATATCCCTTGTGTTTTCCCTTGCGGCTTGCATTCTCAATGCTTGTGGCGTCTTTCCTGCTGTTGTATCAAATTGCTGTGCTACAGATGTTGAAGATGTTCCATTTGTATTTTCCAACGCACCAAGTAAGAAGTTGTACGAAGACTGGAATGTAGCCAAACTTTTATCTGCTACCACCATAGGTTGTACCGACTGGTTTGGTCTGTCTACATACATTTTGGCTCCGGGTCTCATTTTAATTGAAGATGCGATAACCTCATTAGGGTTTATCTGTAAAGGCGGGAATAACTCCATTTTAACCCCGTCAAAGTATAAGTTAATAAGTGAGTTTATTGCTTTTTGCAGTGTAGCCCCGCGTTCAATTTCCCCCAACCCAAAGAAATCATCTAAAAGCGGAAAGCAGTGCTTTACAATTACAGGCAGTTCCCCATTCTTGTGCGGGTTTTCAATTATTCTTACTATTTCCCTTGTTTCAGGTTCAAACGTTATCCATTTATCCCTTTCATATCTTGTAATAAGTTCAATATACGGGTTGTCTTTACCACCTGCATCATAGGAATTGTAGAATTCTGCATATCTTGTTGATATTCTTTCACTGGACATTTCAGAACGGGATGTGCCTTTAGTTTTACCTTTTAGCACCTTATCAATGTTCTTCCAAGTATCCTTATCCCTTGTTTTTAGCCATTCTTTGGTCTTTAAGGTTGATACATAAATGAAGTCTGAGTCTTCTAAAGAAATAGCCCCTGCTTGTGGAAATACATCCCTTATATTAAGCAGGAATAGGTCTGGTCCGATATATCCTTTTTGTTTGTCCACTACCCAGTCTACAAGTCCAAACGATGAGCCGTAAATTAAAGAATACATATCAAGTAGTTTGAACTTAGTTATAAGTGGAAATTGACTTTTAGCATTGGGATATACCCATTTGTTTAAGACAAGCGTCATCAACTTGTTTTTGCCCCTATCGTTCTTTGATAGTGCAAACGGCTTTCCTGTTGGCAGTTGTGAACATACCCTGCCAGAACGTTCTAAAACATAAGTTGCAAGTCGCGGGTCGTTAATTTGTGACTTAGTTTCATCTTCTGTTATCTCATCGGGGTTTTTGCAGAAAAATATATCTTCTTTTTCATCCCAGTCGGAACGTTTTGTTTCCACATACTTGTCTGACGCCTTAAAATCCGAAAATAAATTATCTTTATCTATCTTTATATCTATTGGTTTGGTTGGCATAAAAATACTCCTTATAAGGTTGCTACTATTAGTAGTTAACACAATTAAATTATTGTGTCAAAAACCTTAATAAAAACCCCTGTTAAACAACTTTGAATCATCAGGAAAGTCCTTAAAGTCAACCTTTAACTTGGTTGGTTCTTCTGTCTGATATAATTGATATACGATAGCGCAACTCATCACCAGATCATCGTGAGCGTTAGTTTCAGCCATTGCTTTAACTGATGATGATGTTTGAGACAGAATGAAACTGAAGTGTTCTTCTATTGTCGGCTTATCATATATGGCTATCAAGTGCTTATCTATTGCTTCCTTCCAGTCAGCCAACATTTTAGGTCTTGTAGCAGTATTGGTATCCCAGCCGAGTTTTGACTCATTAGGGTTGTTTATATTTCCGTACGTAATCATCTTGTAAATCCTATACTTTCCAAGTCTGTTTAGTGCGGCAAGTCTTTCTAACTCAAAAACCCCGCCGTTGTTTCTTTCATAAGCCACAACAGGTTTAATACCTGTAACATCTGCTATCTTTTCAATTACAGGATAGATGGCGTTAGTCATTTCTGTTGCCAGTAGTTTAGAATGATAAACAAGCGGAATATCAAGTTTTGTTTTAGATAAAAATTGGACAGCACAATAATCCCCCATACCTGCAGATGTATCTGCCCCTACAATAATGAATTCCCCTTTTTCTATATTTCTATATTGTCTGAACATATATCCCTTCTTTCATTGGTTCTTTGGCTTCTTTAAGATAGCGTGCAAGTGACTCAGTATCAAAAAAACACTGACCTGATGTTATAAATGCTTCTGTTGGGTTGCCGGGATATTCCTGCTTATAAAGTCTTTCCCCAAGTTCTTTTTTCTTTTCTTCTAAGAAACTTTTAGAATAGAAGTCTTCCGCGTTGTAAAATAATGGCTTAAACCCTGACTCCCCAAGTACCGACCTATCCCACAATTCTTTTCCTTCATTAAAGCCGTTTGCTGTAGTTTCAATAATTGCTTTTCCTGTTGGTACGAGTGCTTGAAGCGCACCTGCAAGTATATCTTGTAAATGAGGATAGAAAAAAGCCTCGCTCAGATGTAAATTCGTTATCGTTTTTGATCTACCGAAGTTTATGTTTTCGGCAGTACCTATCTTGTAGGTGTTGTTATACCTTTCAAGGTACATCTCATACTTTGAGTTATACTTCAATGCTTTTTCTATGTTCGGATCAATACAGCGAAGGTAGTCTTTAACCCTTTTTAGCAGTCCTTGAGCATTATCAGTATTATCAGCAACTACTACGTTATAAACATTTTCCCTGACTAAAAAATCAGCTG